CCCAAACGATTAGATCGCCAATAGTTGCCATCTTTGACTTTAGCAATACTTTGTAATCGTCTACTGTTACGGCGCGGTTTTGTGCCGCGTAGAAGTTGGGTGCATTAAAACGAATTTCGTCAGTAGTCTCGGGGTCTCTTCCATTGGACACAGGAGCAAGAACAGTTGTTGTTATCGCCATCGAGCCCAGAATTGCGGAACCACCATAGGACAAAACACGTATTCTATTTGGTATTTGACCACTTGATACTATGTACTCAACAGTAATGATGTTGCCGGGAACAAGAGCCTTGCCCAGAATGTTGTCACCAAATTCAAGTTGATGGAATCCGCCCTCAATTTCCTTTAGAAAGTACACCGTGGTGTCAAATTCAACCAATGAAATATCATCGGCAGGGGTGTAAATTGTTGTGGTATTATTAGACGATGACTGCTGTACGTAAACCTTCAACGTTGATGTGTCAACGTTATTGTTTGGAATGGTGTATTTGTTTTGGGCGCTGTACTGGAACGTATTTCTTAGGGGTGTTCCCTCACGTAGCAAAATTTGATTGAAGGCATACGACTGGGTAGTTGCGTTATACGCCGCGGTTACATCGTCGTCAGTGTAAAAATTGTATCTTACACCATCTTTGATACCAAAGAAGGGCAATTTTCCGGGTAGTGTTAGGAACGGAGGAGTTGTGTTTGTACCAGTTACAGTAAAGTTGATTGTGGTAGTTGCGCATGTTGCAGAACGAGGACGATAACCAATAGAACGAGCAAGTGATACCACGGAGTCTCTTTTACTTGCGGAATCCAGAAACACTTCATTCAATGCAAAATTGGTGTACATTGCATTGTAATGAGTATTGTAGGCTAGAATGTCAAGGATGACAGATAGATTACTACCCTCAAAGTCGTAATCGCTGAAGGTTGCTTGCCCCTGCAAGAATGATTTCAGATTCTGTTTGATCTGATCGAACTCAAGTTCCGAAACTCTAATTCTATTATTTGCCATTATCTGGTCCTGTCTAGAGTTAGCTCTACTGTTATTGGTCTCTGTGTGTTTCTGATTCTAAACACTATTCTAACAAACATCTCGTTGGCATCGGTGTTGAATTTCGCTTCAACGTCAATGATCTCCACTCTGGGTTCAAAGTTGTTTATTACGTCGATTATTTCTTGTCTTGCAATTGCAACAATTGCCGGTGTTGCATGCTCAAAAAGCATGTTGTTTACATTGGACCCAATTTCACTATGGAAAGGTCGCTCATAGTGCTTTGTCAAAATAAGATTTTTGACGGAATTCTTTATTGCATTGTCGTCATACTTCGCAAAGATATCCTTTGTTACAGGATTCTTCTCAAAAGACAAATCTATGTCACTGAATAATCGGGTGTTTTTAGCCATAATTATATTTATGCCACCCTACTGAATGTTCCGATGTCGCTCACGCGCTTGTGGTTGTTCATAGTGAAAACTTGTTGGCGATTGTTGGTTGTAGTGAAACTGATGTGAATCCAGCCGTTTCCACCCGGTGTTAGGTACTCCAATAGCATCTGATCGTGTGGAATAATTTGTTGTAGTTCCAATGCTCGTGTGTACAAATCTGCTCGTGTTAAACCCGGGAACGAAACATCCACTGCTTGCCCGCGATTGTGCTGGCTGCTAGTGTTTTCTAATCTCAAACCCGAATTGATACGCATGTTTGGATACTTTTCCTTTAGCGGATCAAGGACATTCTCGCACAGCGCCTTGAGATTACAGAAGATTTCGTCGGCACGTAGTCCAACATTGTCTTTAATTTTTCTTGAACCACCGTCAGTAAGATCACCCACAGTAAAATACTTGCTCAGTTTCATACTGGGCTCAAAATCTTTCTTGCCCTCGGGAATACCGCAAGGACCAAGTTTTTCTTCCACGTTATTCTTCTCCACTTTTGCTGTTTCTTCTATTGCTGGTTTGGCTTCAAGTTCTTCTTTAGTGGCTGTGGCATTGGCTATTCTTTCATTCTTATATGCCTCAACTTGTGCAGGCGTTCCATCATCTGGCGTTTCGTATACAGTGCCCGCCTCTTCTTTTCGTGTGTTTACTGTTAGGGGGCTTATTTCCGCATCAGTGCCACCAATGCTGCTTATTGTGGGAAGACTCTGTGCAACACCCGAGTTTAGATCCACCCGAGAAGCATCTGCTGCCCAGTTTCCACTTGCGTGCATGTTGATGTTACCCCCGGCATGGAAATTCATGTTTCCGCCGGAAGTAATATCAAGATTGCCCGCTACGTTCAATTTTGCATTGCTGTGTAGATTTATTGTAGTGGTACCATGAACTTCAAGATCAAGTGTATTTTCTACTCTAAGAGTCTTGGCACCGTTTACTGTTACGTTAACGTTACCTACTACATGAACGTATCCGTTTCGTTCAAAGATTTCGTATGAATCACCAACTACTCTATTTACCCGAGTTCCATTGTGGTCTATCTCCATGAACGTACCCTTGGTGTGGTACAAATGAACTCGTTCTCTATCTTTGGTGTCGTCGAATTCAAACACATGACCCGACTCACTCTGCCACACATTGTTGAATGGATATTTTGCATTATAGGGAGTTGGAGATTGATCCCATGTTCCTTTTCCATTCGCCATTGTTACACCCTTGTGCTCGGCAAGTTCTTTGGTGTAAACTATGGTGTTTCGTATCTTCTGATGTCTTGCCAGGCGATTTGTGTCGGGCTCATCGTAGTGGGTCTCTAGAGGATACTTCTTATTTGGATCAACAAAACCGGTTTCGCCCGTGAACAAACCACGAGAAATTTCTGTGGTTGTTGTACCTGTTTGTGTTTGTTGTGTTTCCTGTTCTTGTATTGACTGGGGAGTTTCTTTCAATTCCCCAGTTTTTGTTGGAACCCCGTCTCTGAGGAATAGATTCTTTTCGTATTCTCTTCTGGAGGTTAGACCAGCAAGAACTTCCAACTGCCCAGTCTTTGCATTCTTTGCCTTGTTGTATTTTAGAAAATTCGCGGCAGCGGTTTCGTAGTCACCAGAATTCAATGATGATAGAATTTCTGATTTTCTAAATCTTCCGCCGCCCAGATTGTATGCAAAGTCAACACATGCGTCAAACATTCCCTGGGTAATGGGTACACGAATGCTATTCTTTACGGCGGGCTCAAACTCGTTCTTTATTCTTTCACGGACATATGCAATGCCAACTTCTCGGGTTATTGCGGGTGTTGATTCTGTGACCGCGACTCCGTTTATAAATGTAGTTCCGTAACCAATTGTCCAGACACCCGCGGAATCTTTGTAGGGAGTTGCCGAGAATCCTTCCTTTCCCTTGAGATATTCTATCAGTGTTTCTGATGTTGTGAATTCAGAAGCTGCTCTTGCGGGGAATGAATTTTGAACTTCCTCGGGTGTCTTCTCTGTTGTTACTGGTGTACCATCTTCTGTAGTGATTGGAGTACCATCAGATGATGTTACTGTTCCTTTAAGTTCATAAGTTTCAAGAACTGTTTGAGTCTTGGATGGAATACCACCCAGAGTACCCACTACAAAGGGTTGCTGGCGATCACTGTCCAGATACTGAATGATTACACAGGTTCCTTCAACCACACCAACAGGGGCGGTACCTATGCCATTCATTGCTCCACTAGTCGTGGGTTGTACTTTATACGCCCAGGGTAGATCCTGTGTTGGCAATAGTGCCTTATCGTGCGTGTGTAACCCCAATACTCTAACACGAACTCTGCCCAACATCAATGGGTCATCTCTATCTTCTACGATGCCGATGTAAAATGCTGGTGTAAATAAATTAGAATTCATGGTTTTGTGCTTGACATGGTATTGACAACGTGTAAAATCACCGTGTACCCCGGAGAATGATTAATATTTCTGATATGAATCACGTATTAGTTCTAGATTGCAGTAATGAGCATCAGAAGATATTTCATGTGACAAAGCAGAAATAAGATATTTACCAGAGAACATTGGGTCATACATCTTATCTATATTTGTTCTGTTGCTTACTTGTTCGTTGGAATAGACCTTTAGATCTATGATATCACCAACCTTGTAACAAGCCCTACCAAATACTTTGATGTTCGTTTTGAACGATTCCGCTCTCTTTATTAGAGCAGCTCTTCTCATGTTCTTATCAAAGGGACCGGGTACAGTATTGGGATAGAGGCTCTTGTGACCAATCTCTGTCATTAGTTTTGCAACTGGAAGAAATATAGTCTGGCTTTTTACTGAGGTTTCTTTGTTTAGTGTGTTACCCTGGAAGTCAGAAGTGGCGTTTCTTTGCAGGAATCTTAGCCTCTTTGTTTCCACATCGTAGTGGTATAGGGCACTTCCGTACATTCCCGTTTCCAGTCTATCGATGTAGTCATACATTCCCTTTGTTGACATATCCAGAACTCGGCTGTATAGACCAGCAGTATCAGGAACGCTCTTTCCATCTGTGTTTGACTCGCGAATTTTCTCGTCACGCACAAACTCTGCTATGGGTGTTTGTTCGTACAGTGAGTCCATGGATACAAAGGCAAACCCGTCTCTGTTTTCAAAGAACACAAAATTTGGATTCTTACGATCATTGTAAGCCTCGCCCGCGAGGTAAAATAGATTTTGCGAAGGGGTCCAGAAATTACTCGTGTATGTACAATTGCTCGTGGTTTGCTCAACGATTATATTGTTCTTGGTATTCAAATACTGATTGGAACTAAGCAACTTCTTTGCTATGTCCGACACCGAGCCTCGGAAAGTCTGGGATATCTTTGTGTTCATGTCCACGAAAGCATCAATTGACATGAACATTAGTTCGATGATGGCATTCTTTTGTTTGAAGTTCTCGATTGATTCAATTTTGTAGATGTGAAATGTCTTTGTGTACTTGAACTCATCTCCTGTGTGCGCGGGTGTTTCGTAATTTATCTCAATAACTTCCTCGCCCAGAAAGGGCAACAGAGTGTTAATAGCTATGCTATCGGAAAGAATAATACTTCCCGTCACAAATGCACTCATGATGTCCTCGTATATTGTTAGGGATACGAAGATTTTTGAAACATCGATAAACTTACCAGACCCGTTTAGAATTCTGATGTAGTTTACTTTTATGTCACCAGGATTTATTACATTCACATCAGATCCTTGAAATTCTTTGCTATAGTGTCAATCATTTCAAGAGAAACAACTTTTATTTTTCTTTTGTATTCGTTTAGATCCTCCTCCCATTTATAGGTTGTAACGGGAGAAGCATCAAGCTGATTGTTTTCGTTTAGGTTGTTCTGATCAACCACAAACCCCTTTGAGTTTACATAGTGGTGGATTTGTGCTTGTGCTGCTGCCACGGATCCGTATTTGTCTATGATGTAATCATTAAACGTTCTTGTCACTAGGGGAATGTCGGATCTCCAATCATATGCATCGTTTATGAGCATCAGAATCCAGTGATACGCCGGAGTGCCATAGAGTTTTTCAGAGATAACTTCATACGTGTCGCCTTCTTTCATGAAATAGAAATCGTACAGTGTGATGTTGTCGATTATTTCTTTCTTGAAGCGAACGTTTTTGGTTATGTCCGTGAGCAGCACAGAAATATC